CCACTGCGTGTACAGCGTCAGCAAAACTAGTTTTTTCGGAAGCAAAAGAACCGAAAAGGAAGCGAATCAACCGAGGTTTATGTCAATATGTATCTGATTGGATGCGAGGTCTAACGAATATGGGCGGTAAAGGTAGTGGTGGGCATAATCGAAAGCCCGTTGAGCGCAAACAGCGCATAGGCAACCCGTCTGGAAGGAAGTTGCCTAAGCCCGTGCCTATGGCGGAGGTTGTTTCTTTGCCTAGTTCGCATATCCCTGAGCCGCACCGCCAGTTGAGTGAGCGTTATGGTCTGCGCCTCTGGAATCAGATTTGGACTTCTGGTGCGGGCTGGCTGAAACAGAATATGGATACCGAACTTGTCTTGATGCTTTGCGAAGTCGTTGATGAGCGTATGCGGCTGCGGGCTATGTTGCTTCAAGATCAAACTCTTTGGCGTGAACGCCGAGCCTTGCGTGAAGTTGATCGGCAGATCATTACCTTGCTTGGTCAGATAGGATTCACACCATCAGAGCGAGGGCTGTTGGGAACAGGGGAGACAAACAAGAATGACTTTAGTGACCTCCACAAGCGGATTGCCGAAAAGCGTTCATCCAGCAGATAAATGGAAACCTGCGTTTTATACGCCACGCAAATTCAAGAACACTGACGGTGACGAGATTGTCGAGTTTGCTGAAACGCACTTCATTGTTCCTAAAGGCTTTAAGGCTGGCGAGTCTTTACAGTTCACGAACTGGCAGAAGTGGCTTCTCCGATGCCTATATGAACGCACAGATGAAGGCAGGTTGCGTTACCGCAGAGCGCTGATTGGGCTTCCTAGAAAGAATGGCAAGTCATTGATGATGAGCGCTATTGGCGTTTATTCGATGATTGCGGGTGAGGCTGGTTCGGAAATCTTTGCTGTTGCTAACGATAGACAGCAGGCACGAATTATTTTTAACGAAGCAAAACAGCAAATTCAGAACAGCCCGCTACTTCATGCGGAGGCAAAGGTGTATCGGGATGCGATTGAGATGCCACGCTTTGGTTCGGTGTTCCGTGTTCTTTCTAGCGATGTTAAAGCGCAGGCTGGACTTAACCCGTCACTAGTCTTATTTGACGAGATTTGGGGCCAAGCGAACGCAGACCTGTTCGATCAAATGTCTCTTGGTTCCGGAAACAGGCTTGAGCCTTTGATCTGTTCGATTACTACCGCAGGCTATGACTTGGATTCTTTAGCGGGTCAGATGTATCAGTATGGCAAGCAGGTTGTCTCTGGCGAGATCGATGACCCCACATTTGGTTTCTGGTGGTGGGAAGCGCCACCTGATTGTGACCTGAGTGATCGTAAGGCTTGGGGTATCGCAAACCCGAATCTCTCTGAAGGCTTACTTGACCCAGAGGATTTGTCTGCCGCAGTTCGTCAAACATCGGAAAGTTCGGTGCGGCGCTGGCGATTAAACCAGTGGGTGAGGTCACAAGAGTCTTGGCTTCCTGTCGGAACTTGGGAACAATGTGTATCGCATACACACGAACTTGACCCTCAACTTCCCGTATGGGTTGGGATAGATATGGCGTTAAAGCGAGACACGATTGCCGTATGCGTAGCGCAACCACAATCAGACCGTGTAGTGCTTAAGGCAAAGATTTGGAATCCTGAAATAGAGGGCATTGATATTGCTGGAGTCGAAGCCCATCTGCGAGAACTGCACAATACTTACGAGGTGCGGGAGTTCGTCTATGACCCCGCCTTTTTCGAGCGTTCAGCAGAGGCGCTATCTGACGAAGGAATGAACCTTGTAACTTTCCCGCAGACCGCTTCACGAATGGTTCCAGCCTGCGGCAACGCCTACGAAATGATTGTTGCAAAGAAAGTCGCTCACGATGGTTCACCTACTTTTACCGATCAGGTGTTATCTGCGGCCCAAAGAATGAGCGACAAAGGTTGGACACTTAGTAAAGGAAAAAGCAAACGAAAGATTGACGCCTGTATTGCTATGGTTATGGCGTTAGACCGTGCAACAAGCAAACCAGAAAATCAACCAGCACCATCAGTATTGGATATTTGGAATGAAACTTAGAGAAGTGATCACAACAGCAGTTGAACTAATCGGCGCAATTTGTATTGTTGCGGGCATTTGTTCTTTTAGTGTTCCGATTGGTGTTATTGTTCTGGGTGTTCTCTTGGTAGTCGGTGGAGGCTTGGCAGCATGAGTTTGTGGAAAAAATCTGAACAGCGTGCGCTTCCGACAAGCATTGACCCGTACCAGATAACTGCACGCCCGCTATATAACAACTGGTCAGGTGAAATCGTCACCGAGATTACTGCTGTTGCACATAGCGCAGTTCTTGCTTCCGTGACTATCCTTGCTGACTCCATCGCATCTATGCCAGTAGAACTAGTGCGCACGAGAGCAGGCAGAATTGAAAAACTCCCAACACCATCAGTACTCCAGCAACCCAACGATCACCAAAATATGTTCGAGTTCGTGCATCAAACAATGCTCACTCTTGCACTACATGGCAACGCCTACATTTATGCGCCAAAAGGTTCAGATGGACTTCCCGTTGAAATGCGCAATATTCACCCCCACGCAATCAAAGGAATCGCAACTACCGACACAGGCGAACTGATCTATGACTTAGGCAAAGTTCAGTATTCAAGCAAAGACATTCGTGCAATTCATTGGGCGATACTTCCGAACCAGTTGCGAGGAATTAGCCCGCTAGAAACTATGCGCAACACGGTTGGTATGGGCTTGGCTATGGATAGATTCCTTGCACAGTTCTACGGTGAAGGCGCAACCCCATCATCTGTACTTGAAACAGATAGTTCCCTAACGATTGATCAGGCACGACAAATCCGTGACAACTGGGTTGAAGCACATTACAAGCATCGCAAGCCTGCCGTGCTACAAGGCGGTTTGAAGTGGCGCAGTATTACAACAAGCGCCGCAGATATGCAAATGCTCGAACATAAAGAGTCAATCATTCGTGATATCGCTCGTGTGTATCGAATCCCGTTGCACTTAATCATTGGTACTGGCGGAGACTCGCAGACCTACCAGAACATTGAGGCATTAGGTTCAGCGTTCTTTAAGTACACCCTGCTTGGTTGGGTTCGCAGGCTCGAATCAGCGTTTAGCGAAATGTTGCCACGCCCACAATCGGTGCGATTTAATCCTGAAGAGTTCTTGCGTGCAGACTTGATGACCCGTGTGAACGCACAGCAGAAACAAATTATGAACGGCACGATGACACCTAACGAAGCCCGTGAAATTGAAAACCGTGAACCATATGAAGGCGGAGATCAGTTTGTTATGGGCTTGGCTGGAACAGTTGTCGCCGGAATTGAGGGTGGAGATTTGCCAACTATTGGTACTGATGCAATACCACCTGAAAGGTAAAAGATGAAAGCGTACAAAGTAGTTGTTTCAGATACGGTTGTGAACCTTGTTCCAGTGGACAACATCAATCGCCCTGTGTATGTGCAGATTGAAGGCAACAACACTATCTATATCGGTGGCGCAGATGTAACTGCCGCACAAGGTTTCCCGATTGTAAAGCACAGCGCACCAATTCAGGGTGGGCTTGGTGTCGGTGATGGGCTGTGGGGTATCTGTGCTTCAGGTCAAACAGAAACAATCCGCATTATCACGGTTGATTCGGACTAGTTATGCCTTACGGAATATCAGCGAACCAATCCGATTGTTCTAATTGGGCTGCAGTAAAAATCGAGTCAGACGGGTCAGCGACAACGCTTGCCTGTTACGACACAAAGCAGGATGCGATAGATCGAATGGTTGCGCAGTCTTTGGCTGAAGGAATGGAACCAGCAGGTGAAGTGGGGCAACGCAAGATGAGCAAACGAAATGATGAGATGGTTGCGTTTATTGACTCTGCGATTATGTTGCTTATGCAAGCGAAGTCATCCTATGAATCCGAGGAAATAGAGGATGAGGATGAGATGGAAGGTGAGCCACAGGAGATGCCAGAGGAATCTGAGCGCAGGGCTGTTGATCTTTCCGCACCAGCGTTTATGCGTGCCTCAGCAAAGCGTGGTTTGGCTTTACACGCACAGGGTTTCTCTGGCGATGGTCTAAAGCCGCAGACGGTTGAAGATGCACGAAAAATGGCTGCAGGTGAAGTAACGGAAGCGAAGTGGCGCAAGATTGGGCCGTGGATTGCTCGACATACTGTTGATCTTGATGCAGTACAGGGTGACGAGATAACCGCAGGACTTGTAGCGATGTTGCTATGGGGCGGTGGTGCAAGTAAGTCTTCAGCACGCAGAGCGCAAGAGTATGCAAACCGTATTGTTGAAAAATTAGATTCCGAATAGTAAGGTGAAAAGTTATGAGTGAACTTGTGCAGTGGATAGCAACTGAAGTCGATGAGAAACGCAGTATTGCGTATTCAAATCTGGAAGTTCGCTCGGAGAACGAAGGCAAAACATTAGTTGGCTATGCGGCGGTCTGGGATTCACCTTCTGAATATATGGGTTTCACCGAGTTTGTAAAGCGTGGAGCATTTAGCAAAACACTTAACGATGGCGCAGATGTTCGTTTGCTAATTGATCACGAAGGTGTACCACTTGCCCGTTCAAAGTCTGGAACTCTTGCACTAGAGGAAGATGAGCGTGGTTTGCGTGTCGAGGCAGAACTTGACCCAATGAATCCTGATGCGGCAAGAATCATGTCGGCTATGAAGCGTGGCGATTTGTCGCAGATGAGTTTTGCTTTCCGCACTATCAAAGACAACTGGAATAATGATCGATCAGTTCGTGAACTTCGTGAGGTGCAACTGTTCGATGTAAGCGTTGTGACCTTCCCTGCCTATGAGCAGACGGTGGCAGAGTTGCGCAACCGTATCGAGGCTGTTACTGTTACACCAGTTTCTACTTTGAGCCTGAGAAAAAATCAGGTTGCTTTGCAGAAACTTCGCAGCCGTTAGACAGCCGACTGAATAAGTCACTGACCTCCTAACACTGAAAGGAAAACACATATTCAAATCAGATGATCTTGGAGGTCATTATGTCATTTAGTAAATC